CGTGGGGCAGAAATGAACGAATGTTTGTTCAGGAAAATGCCCTTGTAGGTAAAACCAACGACCAAGCCATTACATCTGGTGAAGTGACTCCGGTTATTTTGCCGAATCTTGGCTCACAAGTGTATGCGCTGCTCGCCGATGGTGAGACGATTGTAATAGGTGACTGGCTTGGAAGCGCCGGTGATGGAACATTGCAGAAGTTTGACGAAGACTCCGCAGGCATTGATGATTTTGCTGTAGGTGTTGCGATGGAAGCTAAAGACCTTACCGCTGATTCTGTTGCAACGGCACAATTGATTTTGATCAGAATCGCTGCACACTAATGTGAAGTGTTGATAAGTAATTGAATTGAATTAAAGAAAGGAACAAAATGAATACCGCATTGTTGAATCTTATCAAAAACGGATCATTAACTGGCGATCCTGCTGATAGATTACTCGCCGCAAACGGCGATATTAATGTTCTTCGCCCGTTTATTGGGCAAGACGGAAGGAGTTATATTTCTCATGTGTCGCAAAGTGGCCGTGTAGAAAATCAACTTCTTGAAAACACAACCGCAACTATGCGCAAAGATGACTGGAAGTTGATGGACGAAGCAGCTGTAAAAGCCGCAACGCAACGTCTGAAGCTTGTTAACGCTTTGCGCGCCGCAGGGTTGACTTTTACAATTCCGCAAGGAATGGGAAAGACAATTCTGGAAACTGAAACCATTGGTGAGATCAACGATGCAACGATTTCAATGGACGGAATCAGAGAAGGTATTAATGATCGACCTGAATTCGAGCCTAGTTCTCTTGCTTTGCCAATGACGCACAAAGATTTTCAGTTTAGCGCACGCCAAATTTTAGCATCACGTAACGGCGGGTCACCGCTTGATACTACGTCTGCTGAAATGAGCGCGATCAGAATTGCAGAGTCGAACGAAAAGTTTGTACTTGGTCGACTCGCAACGTATACATATGGCGGGACAAACATTTATGGCCTGCTAAACTTCCCAAGTCGTTTGACGCGAACGATCACAACTCCGGTTGGCGGTGCTACTGTAGGCGCAACATTGCTTGCAGACGTTCTTGCAATGCGTGCTCAAAGTGTTGCTGCTTATCATTATGGCCCGTGGATCATGTTCGTTGCACCAAACTGGGATCAATACCTAGACGTTGATGCCAAGGCGCAAAGTGACAGAACAGTCCGCGAGAGAATCCAAGCCGTTAACGGTATTACCGATATCGTGACTTTGGACTTCATGCAGAACTATGACATTCTTATGGTTCAGTTGTCGGTAGATGTGATTCGTTTGATCATCGGCATGGAAATGACAACTTTGCAGTGGGATACGCTCGGCGGCATGCAGAAGAATTTCAAACTGATGGACATTATCGTACCGCAGGTTCGTGCTGATTTTAATTCGCGTACCGGCATCGTGCATGGCAGTGTTTAATCAGTAGTATAGAGGTATATTGGAAAGGGTTTCACATGGGACTGTATAAATTGAAAAAAGGTGCAGGAACGCATCAAGAAGTTATTAACGGAATAGTTTGTGATTTTGTAGGCGGTGACACCATAAACACCGCAACAGAATTAGATAAATCATTCCCAGGAAAATTTCAACGTCTCGACGTTGAAGAAATGAAAACGTATCAACAACCGTTCATTCCAATTCCTGCAAGGTTCATTAAAAGCAATGTGGTTGACGTTGACGTTGACGTTGAAGACTTAACCGATGAATCGTTGACCGAGTTGGCAAATGAAATTGATCTGGAACTGGAAAGCCGCAGATTGGAAGTGCCTAAAAAGTTTAAAAAGCCCGACGAATTGCCGAAGCTAAAGGATAAAGTTAAAAAGGATAAATGATGCCTAGATGGGTTCCAGTTGAGACTTGGAAAGATTTAGACGTTTTTATTATTGGCGGCGGAAATTCGTTACGAAACTTCGATTGGAATTTGTTAAAAGATGAATGTACTATAGGATGCAACAGTGCATTTATACACGGATCTGAAATCTGCAATATATGTATATTCGGTGATACGAAATGGTTTAACAAGTTCAAAGGTGAATTAAATCATTTCGACGGTTTAGTATTTACAAGCCATCGTGAATACATGTATTCAAAAATCGAATGGCTTTGGTGGTTGCCACGTAAGCCCAAGGGACTAAGCAGAAAAGAACTTGGGTGGAATAAGAATACAGGATCAAATGCTATTAATTTAGCATTGATCCTTGGAGCTAAGCGCGTTTATCTTTTGGGTTTTGATATGAAATTGCTAGACCCTAAATGTCCAAATTGGCATGATCGCTTAATACATAAACTAGACATATTCAATGCCGAATTGTATAAGAGATTCAATAAGGGGTTTAAAGAAGTAGCAAAGTGTTTGCCGAGAGTGTTTCCAGGCAGACAAATAATTAATGTTACTGATAATAGTAATTTGGATGCGTTTCCAAAAATAAGTTTAAAAGGTTTTTGGGAAGAAAGAAAGAAAAATGGCTAGGACAACTGATGCATCGGTAGGTGGTATAATTGAAGTAGATTCGTCTATTTCACTTACTCCATTTATTTCAATTGCTAATGAACTTGTCACTGAGTGTTGCGGCAGTGTAACACCTGCATATTCAACAACCAGGCTAGAACTAATAGAACGTTGGTTAGCTGCACACTTTTACACTAATCGTGATGGTCGGGCGTTTAGAGAAAAGGCTGGATCAGTTAGTGAAGAAAAACAATCAAAGGTTGATCTAGGCTTTGACACGTCACACTATGGGCAAACAGCAATGCGGTTAGACACGTTAGGCGGATTAGCATCGCTAAATGAGCAATCAAAAAAAGGTGGCAACCAACCAGTGAGCGCTACTTGGCTAGGGTCTGAAGATGAAAGCAACATTGATTCATGAAGCTCAAAATAATCAACTGGGAAAAAACAACATGTAAGCATTGCAAATTTAGTGTGGTGATGCGAAACGGCAAGAGACATTGCAACAATGATGGCAAAAACCACAAAGCATCTGATACTTGTAAGCATTTCAAATTTTGGGATTGGGAAGACGAATGTCTATCATAACTAGAATGCGAAAACAGACCGCTGTGTACTGGGCGCTAGCATCCAATGAAAGCGGCGGCATTGCTTACGATGATTATGGTAGACCGCAACACACCGATCCAGTTGAAGTAACGTGTCGATGGGAAGCAGTAAACGAAGAATTTTTAGACGGTCAAGGTGCAAGGCAAATGTCAAAAGCTATTGTCTATGTTCCGCAGGATATGGTTGAAGGTGAAATTTTAATGCTTGGAGAATTGACAGATATCACTGATGAAACAAACTTAAAAGAAAACGACAATGCATGGGAAATTAGACGCTTTGATAAACTACCTACACTAAGAGCAACCGAGTACTTAAGGACCTGCTATTTATAATGGCCAAAAATATTCAAATCACTGGAATGAAACAAGTTTTAGCAAACCTTTTAAAATCATCAAAAGGTATAAAGCTAAACATTCGCCGCGGTCTACGCAAAGGTGGAAAGTATTTGCAAGGTAAAAGTATGGGCATCGTGCCAGTGCAGCTTGGGAATTTAAAAAACGCTGCATTTACGCGTGACGTCACTGTAGTTGAACCCGATATAATTGTAGGATATGCAGGTGTTGACTATGCTGTGTACGTACATGAGGACATGGAAAAATTTCACGGTCAAAGATTTAATGTTGAGTATGCTGATGCAATAGCAAATGCTACACCGAAGCAAAGAACAGCACAAGGCGGACTATTTAAACGCGGCGAAAATCAACAGGCGAAGTTTTTAGAAAAACCAGCGCGCGACGAACGCGGTGCAATATTTGCAATTATACATAGAGAGTCTAAGTTTTAGAAAGGGTAAGCAATGGAACATCTTGAATTGGTTTTAGCAGCTATAGGTGGAATATTTATTGTTCTTCGCACCATTGTTTATTTGACGCCAACGCCAAAAGACGATCAATTATTCAATCGTGCTTTCTCGGTGTGGCAGAAAGTTTTGGGCATTGTAGCAAAGGGCGCTGGTATCGACACTACGCAGGGAGTTAGTGACAAGAAGCCTTGGAATCCAAATGTACCTACAATACTGCTGCTTTTCTTGATACCTGCTTTTGCGCTTGAATCTGGGTGCGGTGTGTATAATGATTTGCAAACGACGGAACGATCAAGGTTGTTAACCGCACAAAAAACGTTTGCTTCTACGGTTCGCGGTGTCACTATCATGCTTGAAGATTGGAAGCTTGATGACGCGGAGATTGCAAGAGTTGATATTTTAATTGAACA